TAAAAAGATGGGCATTTTATGATAAATCATTTGCCTTGAATACTACAAACATTTCGAACGAAGAACTCTTAGGTTGGGCAAAAGAAGTTGATAAGACAAAACTTCAAGACCAACAAAAGAAAAATATTAAACCGTTTGAACTTCTTGTTTTGAAATTTGGTGCGGAAGTTCTTAAAAATGTTAGTGATGTAATGGCACTTAATCCAGAGAAAACAACACAAAAGATACGGAAAGACGTTGAGGATGCTGTTCAAACACTTTCAAATTCAACAGACGTAAATGACTTGAAAGTTTTGAAAACACAACTTTCACGTATTAAGGCTGCCGGTGGAATGGATTCAATAGTTCCACTTGAAGGTATAGTATTTAACTTCAACGGTAAGGCATATAAATTAACAGGTGCATTTGCACCCGTGAACCAATTACTTGGTTATTTTAAATTCGGTTAATATTTATAGAATATAGTTTCATTTAATTTGGTGGTATATGGCGGATATAAAAATTGATAGTATAAAAGACGTTGAAAACTTATTGTCTGGAAATCACGATTCACAAAATAAACTTCAAGTCGGGTATGTCCCAAAAGAAGAGCCAAAGGTAACGAGGCAAGTTGGAGAAAAGTGGTTCGATTCAGCTGGAAATGAGTGGGAACAAAAAGACGGATATGCTATGAAGCTCGGAACAGTTTGGCAACAAGAGTTACATGAATATTTAAATTCTTTTCCAAATTGTCCTAACGAAACTTGTTTGTGTACATTGCCAAAACGATTAGATGAAAAGATGAAGGCAATACATGGAATGTGTTTTGATTGTGTTTTGAAAATGGAACACAAGTTAAAGATACAAGGAAAGTATAAAGAGTACGAAAACGAAAGAATGAAAAAGAATGCTTTGGCATGGTTGGCGGAAGCCGAGAGAGATAAAAATCTAATAGCCGAAGAGTTATCAAAAGCCGAATTTGTAAATTCATTCGGTGACGTAGAAAAATGGGATGTGAATACATCAAAAGAAGAACTCTTAAAAAAAATTGAAGAGGAGTTTCAAAAGTTTCGTGAAGATTTTATTCAGAAATTGGAGAACACAAATGATGGAGCAACTTAAATCGGGATTATCCTCGATGATTTCAGACGTAGACGGTTCAGTATCTTCTAAAAGAGTAGTAACTTTTTTATGTGTTGGTGCTATGTTAGTAACATGGGCAGCAAATCTTTTTTGGGGTCTTCAAATAACAGAGTTTATTTTTGAAGGTTTAATGTATATCATCGTGGTTGGTCTTGGTGTTGCAACAGCTGAGAAGTTTTCAAGAAAAGGTGGATCTACTCCAACTGATGTAAGTGTATCATCTATCACAGACAAGGTGGTTTAATAATGGAATCTATTGTTATAGAACGTGCTGTACCTACAAATAAGAGTTTATACAATAGTGTAAAGTCACGTATAAAGAAAAAATACAAAGTATGGCCGAGTGCTTATGCCTCGGCTGCACTTGTTAAAGCTTATAAGGCTGCCGGTGGTGGGTATCGTAATGAATCAGTTACAATTCAAAATCCGGAGTATCGTTTGGAATCTTATAAAACAAACGAATGTGGTAAAATTGTAGAGATAACTTTTGCAATCCAAGAAGGCAAAGATTTTCTCGGTGAAGCCGAATATCGTGGACGTAAAGTTTCTCTCGGTAAACCTTTTAGAACACCATCTGGTCCAAAGAAATTTTCGGTATATGTAAAAAATCCAAAGGGTAATGTTGTAAAAGTAAACTTTGGTCACTTGGGAACAGGTGGTAAAAAAACAATGAAAATAAAGAAGTCCGACCCACAACGTCGTAAATCATTTCGTGCAAGACATAATTGTGATACACCTGGACCAAGACATAAAGCTCGTTATTGGTCATGCCGTTTCGGATGGCCGTCATCAGGTAAAGGTGCCATAGATAAAACATAATTTATGAATGTTGATTTATTCAAATCATTATTACGTCCATATTGGCAAAGTTTTTCGATAAACGATTTGGATGATGCGGCAGATAAAATTGCAACTGCATACGATTTATCGAACATAGGTAATAGTGCTCCATTTTTCGGTGCAAAACTTATAAGAGGTGATAAAGATACCTTAAAAAGTTTTTTATCATTTGGACTTAAACTAAATTTTAACCTTAAAGAAAAGTTACCAGACCCGTCTGTTGAACCAGGGTTTACATTGATGGCAACTGGATTTTGTCTTTATTGGGTCTCATCAACATTTAGTCCTGTGCCACCGATGCCTCCAATGTTTGCACCAACAACAGGGGTTCAAGTTTTATTTCCAGGAATACCTATTGGTCTTGATAAGGCACTAAAAGAAGCATTTAATAATACAGATATAGAAATAGTTTTATCGGCTTTTGCAAACGCTTTGGTTTTACATCAATTAACAATCGCTGGTACTTATGCTGGACTTTCTCCAGGTGTACCATCTCCGATTCCACTTGTTTTGCCTTGGACTGGTTTGCTTAGTTTGTAACTTTTAAATGAATTTCGTATATTTATTTGTATGACATCTCGTCAAGAACATATAACCCGTTTAATTATCCGTGAATACGTGAAGAACTACCTCGTGGAAGGAAAGAAACCTTCTGGCGGTCTCACAAAATGGTTCAGGGAAAAATGGGTTGACATTTCTCGAAAAACAAAATCAGGTGGACATCCTCCTTGTGGTGCATCCGCTGGTTCAAAAGCGAGAAAGGGTGGTAAAAAAGCATATCCAAAATGTGTCCCCGCTGGTAGAGCCGCTGGTATGTCATCAAAACAAAAGAAAAGTGCTGTAACCCGCAAACGTAAATATGGTTCAACTGGACGTGGTAAAGCAAAAATGGTATCAACAAATCCAAAGAGATAACATGATAAAGAACATTATAACTAATATATTAGTACCGATACTTGCTGTTGGCGGTGTTGGTATGGCTTTTTATTCTTCCATGATGGAAAATGAAAAAGTAATCGAAAATATGAGAATTGCAGATTCACTTCGTGTAGAAGTAAACAAGTATCATCAGAAGTATGATAGTTTACTTGTAATTGCTGGTAAGTTAGACGCAAAAATTGCAGATGAAGAAAGACGTATAGATTCTTTAAGAAAACATCCACCTATTGCAAGACAACCTAAACCACCGATTCAAACACCAGATTCTGCTGTTAATTTCTTAAACGATTTTATAAAGGATTAAAATGAAATGGATATTACCAATTTTATTATTTCTTGCCGTTACTTGTACTTATGGGCAGTCGAAAGACTCCGTAATTTGTTTGCCAAAAAGTAACATTCTTAAACTTGCAAATAAGATTCAACATCTTCAAGATACGATTCATTGGCAAAAAGATACAATCATTTGGCAAAAAGCAATTATAGTAGGACAAGATACTTTAATCTTATCTCAAAAACAACGTTCCTTGCTTTTCCAAGAACAACTTGATAATCGTCAAAACGTTATCAACACAATGGAACAAGAAAACAAAAAACTCCGCGAAACAATTGATTTACTCATGCCGAAGTGGTATGATAATAAATGGTTATGGTTTGGTGGTGGTGCAACAATTGCAACCATAATTTTTAGTGCGATACACTAATGATTCCAAATAATAAAACGTTACGGGATATAATCAAAGAAGAGTATGTAAAGTGTGCGGCAAATCCCGTGTACTTTATGAAGAAGTATGCTAAGATTCAGCATCCTACTCGTGGTAAAATTCTATTTGAATTGTGGGACTTCCAAGAAGACGTACTTAGAGATTTTCAAGAACATAGATACAATATATGTCTGAAGTCACGTCAGTTGGGTATATCAACCCTCATCGCTGGTTACTCACTTTGGTTGATGTTATTTAAAACCGACCAAAACATTCTCGTTATTGCTACCAAACAAGAAACTGCAAAGAACCTTGTAACAAAAGTTCGTGTTATGTATGACGGACTTCCATCTTGGTTGAAAACATCTGTAATTGAAGACAACAAACTTTCACTTCGTTTCAAGAATGGTTCACAGATAAAAGCTGTTTCAGCCGCCGCAGATGCCGCCCGTTCAGAAGCTCTTTCACTCCTTATCATTGACGAGGCTGCGTTCATTGATAACATCGAAGAAATTTGGGCTTCTGCTCAATCTACAATTAACACAGGTGGTTCTGCAATTATTAACTCTACCCCAAATGGTGTTGGTAATTTCTACCACAAACAATGGGTTGGTGCAAAAACAGAAGCAAATTTATTTAACCCAATCTTCCTTCATTGGACTGTTCATCCAGAACGCGACCAAGCATGGAGAGACCAACAAGATATTATCCTTGGTCCATCACTCGCTGCACAGGAGTGTGATGGTGACTTTCTTTCATCTGGTAATTCTGTTATTGATGGTAACATAATCGATTGGTATCAAAAGACGTATGTATGTGAACCAAAAGAAAAACGTGGCGCGGAAAATGCACTTTGGATATGGGATTATCCCGACCCAAATAAATCATATATGATTGCCGCCGACGTTGCTCGTGGTGATGGTAAGGACTTTTCAACATTTCATATAATTGATATTGAAAATATTGAACAGGTTGTAGAGTATAAAGGTAAATTAGATACTAAATCATTTGGTAATCTTCTTGTTTCTATGGCAACTGAATACAATGATGCCCTACTTGTAGTTGAAAATGCAAACATAGGGTGGGCGGTAATTCAACAAATAATTGATAGAGGTTATCCAAATCTTTACTACACATATAAAGAAGAAGGTTACACAGATCCGTCGGTTCATATTCCAAAGGGATATGACTTAAAAGAAAAATCACAGATGGTTCCTGGATTTACAAATAGTGCAAAGACACGACCTCTGATAGTTTCTAAATATGAGATGTATTTCAGGGAAAGAGTTCCAATCATCAAATCAAATAGATTGGCAGAAGAAATGTTTGTGTTCATTTGGTCAGGTGGTAGGGCGGAAGCTCAATCAGGATATAATGATGACTTGGTTATGGCCTTTGCAATAGGATTGTGGGTACGTGATACTGCTTTAAAACTTCGTCAAGAAGGATTACACAGAACAAAGATTGCATTAGATTATATGAAAAAGTCAACATCGGTATTTAATCCGGCAAATATAAAAGATAAAAAGAAAGAAGCTGGGTGGTCAATGGATGTTGGTGTTAATAAACCAGGTGAAGATTTAACTTGGTTGATGTAAAATTGTATTCAAATATTACGCACTTATATTTATATGTATAACAAATTTTAAACAGGTAACAAATGGCACAAAAATCATTATTTGATAGACTAAAAACACTTTTTTCCACAAACGTCGTTGTAAGAAACGTCGGTGGTAAGAAGTTAAAAGTAGTTGATACTGCTCGCTATCAAGCGGATGGAAATCCACATACCTCAAAAGCAATTGACCGTTATGGTCGTCTTCACGGTACTCGTGGAACCCCTATATCTGTTTACAATCAATATAACTCATTCTCTGCAACAAAGATTGACCTTTATACAGATTATGAGGCGATGGACACAGATGCCATCATTTGTTCTGCACTTGACATCTATGCAGATGAAAGTACATTAAAAAATGACACAGGTGATGTTCTTACAATCAAAACTGATAATGATAACATTCGTAAGATTCTACACAACTTATTTTATGATGTTATAAATGTAGAATACAACCTGTGGCCGTGGGTTCGTAATCTTTGTAAATACGGAGACAACTATCTTTACCTTGATGTTAAAGACGGTCTTGGCGTTACAAACGTTGTTCCACTTTCACCGTATGAAATGCAACGTGATGAAGGAACTGACCCCGAACACATCTACATGACAAAGTTTATCTATGAAGGACCACTCGGTAAGGGAGAATTTCAAAACTATGAAGTTGCTCACTTCCGTCTTTTAGGTGATACAAACTTCTTACCTTATGGTAAATCGATGTTGGAAGGTGCTCGTAAACTTTACAAGCAACTTGTTCTTATGGAAGATGCTATGTTGATTCACCGCATTATGAGAGCACCTGAAAAGAGAATATTCAAAGTTGACATTGGTAACATCCCACCAGCGGAAGTTGACCAATATATGCAAAACATTATGAATCAAATGAAGAAAACACCTGTGGTAAACGAACAAACAGGCCAGTATAATCTTCGTTATAATATGCAGAATATCTTGGAAGACTTCTATCTTCCTGTACGTGGTGGTCAAGCTGGTACGTCTATTGAAACTCTTCCTGGTCTCCAATATCAAGCGATTGAGGACGTTGAGTATTTGAAGGGTAAGATATTTGCTGCTCTTAAAATACCAAAGGCATATCTTGGATATGATGAATCTCTTGAAGGTAAAGCAACACTTGCCACACTTGATATTAGATTTGCTCGTACAATCGAACGTATTCAACGTATTATCGTTTCTGAATTAACAAAGATTGCAATAGTTCACCTATATGCTCAAGGATATGAGAATGCAGACTTGGTAAATTTTGAATTATCTCTAACTGGACCTTCTATAATTTATGAACAAGAAAAGATTGCTTTGATGAAAGAAAAGGTAGACCTTGCCGGTTCACTCATTGAAAAGAAATTACTTTCGATGAAGTACATCTATTCTAATATATTCAATCTTTCAGATGATGAAGCAGAAGTTGAAAAGAATCAAATCATTGAAGACATTAAACTTCAATTCCGTCAAAAACAAATTGAGAGTGAAGGTAATGACCCAGCAATCACGAAGGAATCGTTTGGTACTCCACACGATTTGGCTTCGATGAATATCTATGGTGGTAAAAATGTTAGACAAATAAATGATGTTGAAGTTCCCGAAGGTGGATGGCCAGGTGCAGGTAGACCAAAAGAACATGGTTCAACCTATGGAACAGATGCAAGTCCTTTCGGTAGAGACCCTCTAGGTCGTAAAGATGTTGGTAAGACATTGAATGTTGATATGTCACCTCGTCATAACTACAAAGGCAATTCACCATTGGCAACAGAAAATCAGGAATTAAAGAAAGAAATGTCAGATATACTTAATAATATGGCTGGATTGAAAATGAAAACAAAGTCTATTATTTCTGAAAGTTTGAAACCAGCATCTATTGAAGAAAAACATCAATCAAATTTATTAGATGAGTCAAATTTATTAGAAGAAATGTAATAAGTGACATATTTATTTATTGAACAATACACTCATGGGTAACTATAAATGAAGAAGGTTAAACATTCGAAATTTAAAAATACAGGAATGTTATTTGAGCTTTTGACAAGACAAGTAACATCAGATATTATTTCCGCAAACGAATCAGTTGCAACTAATATTCTGAAAAAGTTCTTCAATAAGAATAGTGAACTTCTTAAAGAATATGAATTGTACAAGACTCTCTGTGAAGAAAGATATTCTTCAGACTCGAAAGCATCTATACTAATCGAGGCAGTTTTAAATGCTCGTAAGAAAATAAACAAAATAAAACTGAAAGAAGAGAAGTACGAACTGATAAAAACAATCAATGATAATTTCGATATTGATAACTTCTTCCAAACAAAAGTTCAAAACTATAAACTTTTGGCTTCGATTTATAAGATATTCGAGTATAATGAGACGGAAAACCCAACTGAAATTACTCGTTCAAAAATTACAATTATTGAAAATATAACTTCGGATAAAAAATCACGTATAGTTGAAGATATATCATCCGTAGTTAATGAGCCAAAAGAAATAAGATTACTTTCGTATAAGATACTTGTTGAAAAATTCAATGAAAAATATGGAAGTTTATCAGCAGGCCAGAAAAATTTACTACGTGAATACATTGGTAACGTAAGTAATACAAATAATTTCAAAGAATTTGTTAAAGACGAAGCAACAAAAATTCAAGAAATTCTAAACAATAAGACTAAAAAAATAAAAGATAAGTCTTTAAAGATAAAATTAACCGAAGTGGTTGATTTATTAGAACAGTACAAGAATGCTAAAAATATAGATGAAAATCATATTTCTGCATTACTAAGATATTATAGTTTGATAAATGATTTAGATGGAGTTAATTAATGGCAGACACATCAGGCGTACAACCGTATAATTTTCCAGCATCACAAGTGAGTGATTTTGAAAGACTGGGACATCCAGGTAAATTCCATAAATCAATAACTTGTGTAAGTGGAACAACCACATATTTCACAGGTTCAAATTATGGTGCAGGTGCATTGATTATACCAAATGGTTCAACGGGTACTGCATCTTTATCATTAGGTGGAGATATTTCACTCGGTGCTTTGGCAAGTTCAGCTCCTTATATTTGGGAACTTTCATTGAATAGTGTCAAAGTCGATGGTGGTACAGTATATGTATTAATTCGTAATCAAGTTATAAGGTAAAAAAAATGAATACTGAATCTTTCATAAAAAAATTACAAGAGTCTGAAGCATTTCGTCGTTTCAAAGAAGAAATGTACGAGATGAACGTGACTGGCGGAGTTGAAGGGTATCAAACACCAAAGGCGTTTTCACCTAAATCGGGTACTGGTGAAGATTCATTTGATGCAAAAACAAAACAAAATGCTGAACAACTTGGATATAAAATAGTCCCAAAACAAAAGCGAAAGAATTCTATATCATACGCTGAGTATGCAAAACAAGAATCTTTCTATAAACAAGCGATGTCTTCTTTACACGAAGCTTCTTATAAGTTGTATAAAACAGATGAGTCAAGATCAACAAATCAAAAAATAAATCAATCTATTAAAGAAATCAATAGATCCATTTATGAAATCGAAAGAGTTGTTAGTCATGCTTCTCGATTAAAAATGGAAATGGGAGTTGACCAACGTACACTTTGGTCTTCCTCTCATAAGAGATTACATAAAATTGGTGAAAGATTAAACCGTATTTCAAAAAGAATAAACGAATTGGGTGTATAAAAATGAAACAATTACTTGTAGATACAATGCTTTTTAGTATTACGCCTCAACAAATTAATGAAGCGAAGGAAAATAATGGTAAAGTAATAGTTTCAGGTGTTCTTCAACGTGCTGAAGCAAAAAATCAGAATGGAAGAATATACCCAAAAGAAATTCTTATTCGTGAAGTCAAGAAGTACAAGGCAAATCAAATTAAAGAAAATCGTGCTCTTGGTGAGTTAGACCATCCAGAATCCTCAGTAATTAATCTTCGTAATGTTTCTCATAATGTGATAGAATGTGACTGGCAAGGAAACGATTTAGTTGGAACAGTAGAAATTTTACCAACACCATCTGGAAACATCCTTAAGCAACTTCTTCAAGCTGGGATTCGTCTCGGTATTTCATCGAGAGGTCTTGGTTCGGTTAAAGAAATTAACGAAAATACGGTTGAAGTTCAAGATGATTTTGAATTAATCGGATGGGATTTTGTATCAAACCCATCTACTCATGGTGCTTTTATGTACCCAACAAATGAAGGTTTGATTAAAGAAGGAAAAGATTTAAAAACTATCGCTAAGGTAGATCCAAAAATAAATCGTATTCACGAGAATATAACAAATATCATCTGTGAAATCGGCAATGTATGTGAATGTATTTTTGATGAAAAATAATATTTCAAATAAATGTATCGGATGTGACAATATATCAAAAACCAAGAAGGGTTGGTGTTCTGTTAATTGCTATCGAAAAAATCAAGCATTGGTAGAAAATTCAGGACGAATAAAACCGGGAAGAATTTATACTGACGAAGAAAAGATTCAGTTATCGATTTGGTCAAAAGAGTGGGCAAGAAACAATCCAGAAAAAGTTGCCGAAATAGTACGGAATTCAAATACGAAAGAGGCAAACAAGAAAAAAGGAAGAAAGGGCCCAGCTCACCCTAAATGGATTTCAGATAGAACGTCTTTAAAAAGTAAAAGGTGTATAACAGAAGAAAGAAATTTTTTTAAAGAAGTTTTATCGGAAAGGGGCTATCGTTGTGAAATAACCGGAAAAAATTATAGAAAATTATCCGTTCACCATATTGATTCTGTTTATTTATTCCCAGAAAAGATATTTGATAAAAATAATGTAATAGTTATTAGTAAAGATATTCATATTGATTTTCATAAAAAATATGGATTTCAATGGGCGAACAGGGAAAAATGGAATATGTATGTAAAAGAAACTTTTGGAGAAAAATAAGATGCCTGCGAAAAGTGTTCAACAACAAAAAATTATGGGACTTGCTCTTGCTTATAAGAGAGGTGAAGTTCCTGCGTCAAAAGTTAGTGCTCAAGTAAAACAACTTGCAAAATCTATGTCTGAAAAAGAACTTGAGAAATATGCTGGGACAAAGCATAAAGGTCTTCCTAAAAAAGTTAATGAGCAAACGGTAACATCATTGAAAAAAATGGTGGCAAAGGCAGTTAATGAAGTTCTTAAAGAAGGTATCTCACAAGAACCACCAAAAGATCCTATTTTAACACCAGAAGAAAAAAGATCATTCATAGAACAAGTTTCTCGTTTTAACGAGTACGGGGAATCCATATATCGTCAAAATAATTTAAAAGAAGCCTACAAAAACATAAGAGGTATAGTTGAGTTTGCTTCTAAACACATTATGGAAGAATCAGGTGATTGGTTTGACCAAGTAACTATCGGAAGACATTCAAAGAAGTTAAAAGAATCAATGAAGATATTTGAAAAAACAGTTGCCGAATCTATTAAATTACAACAACGTCTTGAATCTGCTTACGAGGAAATTGGAGAAACGTTGAACAAGTATTACGAAATAAAAGACAAACACTAAAATACAAATTTAGAAAGGTTATAGATGACAGATTATAGTACAAGACCAAAAACGGCACACGTTAAAGTCAAGGGGAATGGAATGAATATCGATTTAATGTTAAAGATATTCAAGAGAAAAGTAAAAGAAAGTGGTATTCTGGAAGAGTATAAAGCAAGAACAGAATATATTAAGCCATCGGAAAAGAAAAAAGATAAAATGAACGCCTCTCGGAAGAGACAGAGAAAGCTTGACCGAGAACAAGAATAACTAACTCGGTAAAGATGATAAAACTAAAAACTATATTACTTGAAAAGGATGAAAAACCAGATAGTGAGAATCCCGATAAAATGCTTGTCAAGAACAAGGAAAGCGGGAAGTCTTACTACATAAGTAAAGATAGTTTCGACCCCTCCGTTCACGAAAAACCCGAAGCAAAAGAAAAGAAAAAAGAAGAACCGGCAGAAAAAAGTGAAGGTGGTGGCGGTCTTATGGCTAAACTAAAGGCCGAAAAAGAAAAAGCTGCTTCCGGTAAAAAAGAAGATGGGGATAAAGAAGAATCTAAAGAAACACCATCTCAAAAATTAGAAAAGAAACTGGGTTCCTTCGTTTTTATTGATGAAAAAGAAAAAGAAGAAATAGTAGACGATACTAAAAGTATGAGACCCGACCTCAAAGAAAAATTGTTGAAATTTGATTTCACACCATTTTTCAGAGAGTATGATTCCTTAATGGACACACTCAGTGACCAACAGGACAAGAAAGATAACGAAGGTGCAAAACAAACTGTTGTTGCAATAAGAAAAGCTGCAAAAAGAATTCAAGGTGTTGCCATTGCAAAATTGGCAGCACTTTCCACATTCAAAAATGATCCAGAAGTAATAACTGCTTCAAAATATTATCATAATGATTCTACGAGTATAAATGAATTCTTGCGCCAAGGTGGAGAAATAAATTGGTCTTTAGAGGATTTGAAGAAGACATTAGACACACCAAATGCAAAAGAAAAATTTCCATCAAAATATAAGATGTACAATATCCTAACTTTGGATAATCATTTTAAAACGGGTGGTGCTAAATTACAAAACGATACTGTTGTTTATCGCGGCGTAAGAGTTGATATTTTGAAAAAATTTGTTGACGCTGGTGAATGGGTGGATAATGGATTTGTCTCAACTTCACTTAATCCACTTATTGCCGAAGATTTCACAGATAGAAATTTAACAACGGGTAACAGAAAAGGAAGAACACCCATATTCAAAATAAACTTAAAACGGGGCGATACCGTACTTATGTTACCTTGTTCTGAAGATGAATATTGTATTGAAAGTGAAATAACACTTCCTCGTGGTTGCAAATTCACAATCACAAATAAAGACGAAGAAAAGAACATTTACGATATATCTGTGGAGTTCCCAAATGCCTGATGATAAAAAAGAAGAGAAACCAAAACGTGTAGAACGATTCATCTACTCGGAAGATGATGTTAATCACATTTTTAAGTTAGGAAAAATTGGTGGAGTATTTGACACAGAAAAAGAAAAATCAGATATTTTACTAAAAAAATTAGTTCCGAACAAGAAAAAATGATGAAATAAAATTTTTACTTATATTTATTTACATATAATACTCTATCTCTTATAGAGTTTTTTCTATTTACTGTTTGATTAGAGTTCTCAATAACCCTAAAACTAGTTGGAGATTTTTTATGACAGATTTATTGAAAGAAGCAATCGCAGATGCAAAGGCAGTACGAGAAGTCGCACTTGCTAACGCTAAGCTTGCTTTAGAAGAGGCGTTCACACCACGTCTTCAATCGATGTTAGCATCCAAACTTTCGGAAGAAGCTGAAGAAGAAATGGAAGAAGGAGAAGGACACGATGAAGAGACAATGGAAGAAGGCGAAGGCGAGGAGGAAGCTCCTGTTGAAGAAGGTGAGGGCGAAGAAGCCCCTGCTGTAGAAGAAGGCGAAGGAGAAGAAGAAGCTCCCGTTGAAGAAGGTGAAGGAGAAGAAGAAGCTCCTGTTGAAGAAGGTGAAGATGAAGAACCAATGGATGAAGATTTGATGGAAATAATCCGTCAACTTGAAGAAGATATGGATTCTTCTGAAATCGGATCTGGTGACAATAAGCAACCATCAAAGTATGCATCGGATGATTCAACTGAAATGAAGAAGGAAAAACTTGTTCAAATGGTTGAAGGCGAAGATGCTCCTGCTGAAGAAAAACCAGCCGAAGTAGAAGAAGAATTTGACATTCAAGAAATTCTCCGTGCTCTTCGTGAAGAAGAAGGTGAAGAAGAAAAGATGGAAGAAGCAGACGAGAAGGAAGAAGAAATGGCAGAAGCTAAGCTTCAAGAAGCATACGCTGTTATTCAATTCCTCCGTGAAAAGATTAATGAAGTTAATTTACTTAACTCAAAACTTCTTTTCTCAAACAAACTTTTCCGTTCACACTCACTTACTGAATCACAAAAGATGACGGTTATTGAGAACTTTGACAGAGCCAAAAATCTTCGCGAAGTCAAGTTGGTTTACGCTACATTAGCTGAGTCACTTAAAAATACAAAAGTTAAGCAACTCAAAGAATCTTTTGCAAGTAAGCCACAGGCAAGCACACGTCCATCAAAGGCCATCCTCACAGAAGGCACACAGATGGCAGATAGATTACGAAAATTAGCAGGTTTAAAATAACAAATTTTATTGGAGATAGATAACATGAATATGCAATCATTACTTGGTTCTTCCAACAATATGCAAAAGAAGCTTATTGAAGAGAACCGCGGTACTGTTAAGAAGTGGGAAAAAACCGGTCTTCTTGATGGTATCAACTCAGACTACGAAAAGAACTCTATTGCAGTTCTTCTCGAAAACCAAGCAAAACAACTCATCGACGAGTCATCACGTACAGGTACATCAGCTGGTTCGGAAGAATGGGCTGGCGTTGCTCTCCCACTCGTTCGCCGTATTTTCTCGGAAATTGCAGCAAAAGACTTTGTTTCGGTTCAACCTATGAACCTTCCTTCAGGTCTTGTGTTCTTCCTTGATTTCAAGTACGGAACAGCTCAACCAGGATTTGCTTCTGGCTCCGGTAAGGATTCACAAGCTGACTCGGTATTCGGTGTTACAGGTAAGGATGCTAAGAATGCAGACCCATCAGGCGGTCTTTATGGTGCTGGTCGTTATGGTTATTCCATCAACGAAGCAGCATCAGCCACATTGACTGTTTCTTCATCGGCATTCCTTTCATCAACAATCTGTGTTACAGGTTCGGTAAATCATTCAACACCTTCTGTTTATCAATTTGATACAGAATTCCAGAATGCTTATTCCGCATCTCTTGTTTCTGGAAACATCTTTACAATCACAGTATTATCTTCTTCATTGTCAAACCATGACATCGAAGGTATTCGTGCTTTCAAGATTTCTGGTTCAGGTATTCTCGAATACTTCCCACAGTACACAACAGCAAACGCATCAAATTCACAACTTACATTCGTTGTTTCCGCTTCGGCAGTTCCAGTGAATGCAGTTGTAACATATCAAAAACAACCAACAGCAACAACTCGTGGTGATTTCGAAGATACAACAGGTGCAGACGTAAACATCCCAGAAATCAATCTTGAACTTCGTTCGGAGTCAATCGTTGCTAAAACACGCAAGTTGAAAGCAGTTTGGACACCTGAATTTGCTCAAGACTTGAACGCTTACCACTCAATCGACGCTGAAGCAGAATTGACATCGATGCTTTCTGAGTATATTTCACAAGAAATTGACCTCGAAATCCTCGATATGCTTATCAAGAATGCTCAGACAACAGAAAGATGGTCAGCACGTATCGGTCGCACATATGATGGTGCTACAAACACATTCTCTGACTATGCAACAAATCAAGCTGCTGCTTCAGCATTCAACCAACAGACATGGTTCCAAACACTTGGTACCAAGATTCAAAAGGTATCGAATGTTATCCACCAGAAGACACTCCGTGGTGGTGCAAACTTCTTGGTTTGTTCTCCTCAAGTTGCTACACTTCTCGAATCAATGCCTGGCTACGCTGTTGACGGCGAAGGTATGAAGTTCGCTATGGGTGTTCAGAAGGTTGGTCAATTGAATGGTCGTATCACAGTTTACAAGAACCCATATATGCTCGAAAATCAAATTCTTGTTGGTTTCCGTGGCAGCCAGTTCCTTGAAACAGGTGCGGTATATGCTCCTTACATCCCACTCGTGATGACACCGTTGGTCTATGACCCAACGAACTTCACACCACGTAAGGGTGTAATGACTCGCTACGCTAAGAAGATTGTTCGTCCTGAGTTCTACGGTCTTATCCAAGTAGAAAATCTCGGTGACATCTAATCTATCTTTTAGGTGTTTATAAAAAATAAAAGGGAGTAAGAAATTACTCCCTTTTTCTTTTATTGGATTATATTTATTATAGAGAAAATAAATTATTAATTTGGAGATTTTTATGTCAAACCCGATTCGTTTGAAGAATTTAGTTAAACCCAACTCTATGCAAGCGGTTTTAAAAGAAACGTTGCAAAGATTAAATGAAGAGGATATAGATCCTAAAGTAGAAGATGAAGTAGAAAAGGCGTTTACTGATGCAATGAACAAAGCGATGACAGATTTTTCTACGGCTGGTAAAGAAGCTGAGAAAAAAGCAGATGATGAAAATGCTGTTAAAGCCGCTTTAAAAAAGACACCTGAACTTGAAAAGGTAGCAAATGAATCACTTCTTAGACGTAATAAGGCGTTGATGGAAGGAAATGTTCAAGAACAACAGATAAATGAAGTCGGTGTTCTTTTTGCTGTTTCTTTAGCAGTTGCTATACCACGTATCATAGAACTTATAGGAAAAGCAGTTAAATTTCTTACTGTTGCTATGGGTGGAAAAGGTTCGGTGGGTGATAAATTACAACACGCTGGTCACAAATGGCATGAAAAGATAATTTCTCTTATAATGAAGGGATTGACTTTAATTCCTGGCTTTAAAGAACTACCATCAGACAAACAGGAAAAAATAGCTAAACTTGTTCATATGTTAATAGTTGGAAGTTTAGCAGTTGCATCCGGTGCCGGAGCAGTTGATGCTGTTATGCAAGGAAAAACAGCACTTGCTGGTGTAGAAGGTGCTTTGACCGCTGTTAAGGCTGGAGAAATAGGAGTTACAAAATTCCTTTCTGCCTCTATATCTAAAATAATGGGATAACATATTGAATATTTATTCGAGTAAACAAGGTGACTCTTTAGTCACCTTTTTTTTTAAAACCATATTTATAGAATATGGAACTATTTAAAGATTACATAGAACTCGCTGTATCAAGCATAGTCACCCTTATGGGTGTGTTTCTTTCGTGGTTTCTAAAGTACAAATATGGTGAATATAAGAATAAAAAAATTACCCGCGAGATTTCCCAATCTAAACTTGTTCAAACTATATTAGAACAACATTTAACCGAATATAGTGCGCAAAGAGCTTTTATTTTACAACGTCATAATGGTGGTAAGTATGGAACAGGTCGTTCTATGAATAAACTTTCCACAACATTTGAAGCCTTAGAGGACGGCGTAAGTACAGAAGTAAAAGAATATCAAAATTTACCGATGTCTTTATATTCTGGTATGATTGATTCTGCAATAACTGAACGTGGTATATTTCCAATAGTAGAAGATATAGATGACATACTTACTCGTGCCTTTTTTGTACAACGAGGAACAAAATCAGCGGTCATTCATCCAATAATGCGTGGTATGGAATTAGTTGGTATAATTGGATTTGAATGGACACACAAAATTAAAAATATTGAAAACTCCATCATAGAATTAAAACAAGATGGTAAATTAATAGGTGAAACCCTTTCCAAATTATTATAGGAGAGTTTATGGTAAACAAGAATTCAGAAGAATACGCAGATGACGAAGTGTTGGGAATAGATTTAACCGGTATAAAAAAGGGACGAAAACAAATAAAAAACAAAATACAATTTAATGTTTCGTTGAATAGCGAACAAAAAGAAGTAAAATCAAATATATTAAAAGATACGGTTTCGGTTTTAATAGGTAAAGCTGGTTCTGGTAAAACACTTTTAGCAACACAAATTGCTTTAGAGTATCTATTTTACAGAGAAGTAGAAAGAATAATAATAACAAGACCAACCGTTTCAAATGAAGATATTGGATTCCTTCCAGGGAATATTAAAGAAAAGATGGATCCTTGGGTTGCACCTATTCATGCAAATATGTATATTTTATACGGAAAACAAAAGATAGATAAGTGTATTAATGATGAAATAATTGAAATTGCACCTATCTCGTTCCTTCGTGGTAGAACATTCGTAAATGCGTGTGTTATCGTTGACGAGGCACAGAACGTAACAAAGTCACAGATGGAGATGATTCTTTCTCGTCTCGGTATAAATTCAAAGATGATAATTTGTGGTGATATGTCACAAACAGATTTAAAAAGTAAAAAAGACTCTGGGTTTCCATATTTATTTGATATGATTGACTCTGTTCCCGGTCTTGGTGTCTATGAATTAAAAACAAACCATCGCCATCCAATAGTCGATAGTGTATTGAATTTTTTTGAAGAAGAAAAAAAATAAAGGAGAATATAAATGGTAGAAATTCCGATATGGCCCGGCTCTTCGAGTTTCGCAACAGGAAGCACTCCGTTTGGATTCTTCGATGCTGAAATTTCTTTTCAAACAGATGCTGATAATGTAGCCGATTGGTGTGCAAAACGTCTTGGTTATCCACTTGTAGACATAGAACTTCAAGCTGGTAACTTTTATGCTTGTTTTGAAGAAGCCATATCCGAATACTCAAACCATGTAAACCAATATAATATCCAACAAAATATGTTGAGTATTATGGGTACACCAACTGCATCAAACTTGACCCATCGAAATATCTCAACAAACATGGGTGGTCTTGTTCAATTGGCAACCGAGTATGGTTCCGAGACATTTACGAATGGTAATGTTAATTTTTATACCGCATCTATTCAAATGTCAACAGGTGTTCAACTTTATAATTTAGATGCACTTATTCGTGATATAAAAGCGCCAACCGGTTCTATTGAAATAAAACGAGTTCACCACTATGCTTCACCGGCATCTATTCGTTTCTATGACCCATACTTGGGTAATCAGGCGATGTTAGATACCTTTGGATTTGGTGCTTATTCAACCGGTGTTTCCTTTATGTTGATGCCTATGTATGCGGACTTACTTCGTATTCAGGCGATTGAGTTCAATGACTTGATGAGAAAGTCTTCATATGCTTTTGAGTTGATTAACAATCAGTTGAGAATACATCCTATCCCTGTAAAAGATTTTACACTTTGGATTGATTATATTGTAAAAGAAGAACGTGCAAATCCATTGAAATATCCAGGTGGAACTGTATCGGATATATCAAATGCGCCATATTCAAGAATGCAATATGGTAACATCAATTCCGTTGGTCGTCAATGGATTTATCGTTACACACTTGCTCTTGTAAAGGAAAACTTGGGATATATTCGTGGTAAGTATGGTAGTATTCCAATTCCAAATAGTGAAACAACTTTAAATGCGGCAGACCTTTTATCCGCAGCAGGAACAGAAAAACAAGGATTGATTGAAGAATTAAGAACAATGTTAGATACAATGACACGTTCAAAATTACTTGAAGCAAAACGTGCGGAAACAGAACACTTAAATGTTTCTTTAAATGCTACACCTTTAAAGATTTATGTAGGATAATCTAATGCCATTATTTCACGGACAAAGAGATGCTAGTTTAGTTCATAAGTTCAATATGGAACTTATCGTGGATATTATTGATACAGAGGTAGGTCTTTATAAGCTTTCATTAGAAAACACAAAGACAAATATCTATGATGAATCCGATAAAAAGATTTACAACCAACCAATAAAGATACCTTCACTTATAAATCGTCAACCACAATCATTCGAAGGAACAGAGTTTGGACAAGATTACACACAAGTTTGTGATTTTGGGTTTATACGTGAGTTGTTGAAAACATATGAAACATATGTTGAAGTTGGCGATGTTATAGAATATAATGGAGAATACTGGGAAATAGATGCCATTCAAGAAAATCAATACTTCGGTGGCAAGAACCCTGATTATTCTTTTGCAACGGAAAGATGGGGACATAATGTTTCTATCATAGCAAACACACACTTAACAAGACGTTCACGTATTCATGTGGAAGAAGTTAGGTCTGTGGTTAGAACAAATGAAAATGATTTACCGAGTAACATTTAATGAAAAATTCATCGCCATATCGTAAGCCACCGATTAAGAGAACAAGAGATTCTTTCATCGATGACCAGAATTCAATAGAACATCCAAGAACTGATTTTGGCCAAGCACGCCACAGACAAGTTCGTAGAGATACTGATAAAACACGCAGTATTGGTATTACGTTATATGACGTAGACTTTGCTGTAAAATCGTTTATAGAACAATCTATGAAATTACGTGTGGAGGATAACGGAGAATACATTTCCGTTCCAACACTTTATGCAAACTCGGAAAAATGGGCGTCAATACAAAAGAATGGATTCTTAAAAGATAAGAAAGGAAAAACATTAGTTCCTCTTATAACATTCAGACGTTCAAACGTTACTGTAAAAAATGAGTTAAGACGTAATAAGGTAGCAACAACTAATCAGTTGGGATATATTATGCAATCAAAGTATAATAAAATGGCACCTTATGATAAGTTTAGTACCTTGTATGGTGCAAAAAAACCACAGGAATACTTTGTTACACCGATACCTGATTACGTTGATATTTCCTATGACTTTATCGTTTGGTGTGAATACCAATCGCAATTAAATCATATAGCTGAACAGTTTGTATATTATACAGGTCAATCCTTTGGCGAAAAAAACTTCTTTAAGTTTTCTACCAACATGGATTCAATCGCTATGGAAGATAATAATACAACAGGTCAAGACAGAGTTGTACGTGCTTCTTTTCAGATAATGGTTCATGCTTATCTTTTACCAAAAGAAGTTGCCGGTGAAGTAACAACAAAGAGAGTAGTAGCTCCGAATAAGGTAAATTTTGTGTCAGAAGCATTTGCGGATATAAATACGGCTCTATCTGAAAATAAAAAAGTCTATAACGATGCGGATTTTAAACCACTCAACGGAAATAATACCGATTCTCTTGAAGATTTACAAAGAAGATTAGAATATTTTGATGATACATCGTTAAATAGAAGTGCAGATGTATATCCTACCGAAAATGATTGATATTTATATGTATCAATAATGTTTTATTTAATACGAGGTTTTTATGGAAGAGCAAATAGAAAAAGAATTTGAACAAGTAGACATCGAGTCTGTTAAATCTTTACAGACAGAATATGCAACAAACACCGCTCAAATCGGTCAAGTCGAAGTTGAACTACACTTATTAAAGAAAAGATTGGAAGAAATAGAAGGTATTCGTACCGAATTATTTTCAAGATACGAATCACTACAAGAACGTGAAAAAAGTCTTGTCCAATCACTAAATAGCAAATATGGTGACGGTGTTCTAGATTTGGATTCTGGTAGATTTATTCCTTCTACTACATAATTTGAGTTTTTTTTCTTATATTTATAGTAGAAGATAATTACATCATTTTTTTTGGAGATAAATAGTGGCTAATGAAAGAATTGTAAGTCCTGGCGTTTTTACGATTGAAAAGGATCTTTCGTTCTTACCACAGGGAATCGGTCAGATTGGTGCGGCTCTTATAGGTCCAACCATAAAAGGTCCTGCCTTTGTTCCTACGGTAGTAGAAGGATATGGTGATTTCGTAACAAAGTTTGGTGGATCATATGAGCAGTCATACCTTCCTTATACTGCTAAAAACTACCTCAATAATGCGGGTAGTGCAACTATTGTCCGTGTTCTCGGTTCCGGCGGTTATTCGTTGGATTATCCGATTGCTCTCGTTGCAACAGGAAGCTGGGGTAAAAAGTTAATAAACGTTTTACACCCAACCTTTGTAGTTACAAGTGCAGACACGGTAGATTTATTTAATCATTCAACACTTGCTTCAAACGCTAGTGGTTCATTCGTATTGACTGTTTCCGGTGGATTCACAACCGATACATCGGCATTTACAAATGCAATATCTGAAAATGGAGTAGCATATAGTGCTTCGATTAATCCAAATTCTTCTGCATTTATTGGTGACTTATATGGATATAATCCTTATGGAACTCATGCTGTTTACAACTATGTAATGTTTGCTAAGCAAGCATCAGCATCTCTTGCAGCTGACCCAACAACAACACTTATATTAGAAACAGGTTCAGCGGCTTCTTGGGACTTCACAAACGATTACCTCGAAGCATTTACACCGTATATTACATCACAGAAGATTGGTGCATCTGCAACAAATCTTTTCCGTTTTGCAACACTTTCACATGGTATTCATTCTAACTATGAAGTTAAAGTTGGTATCGCTAATGTTCGTCCTGCAGGTACAATTGCTGGTTCTGAATATGGTGACTTTGATGTTATTGTTAGATATGTAGATCAAACAAAAGTTTACAACTCTCCATTCACAACAGAAGACGAAGACCTTCGTCCAAACGTTGTTGAATCGTTTAAGTGTAATCTTGACCCTAACTCTCCGAAGTATATCGCTCGTGTAATTGGTGATCGTTATATCACAATCACAGATGAAGGTAAGGTTGTTGTAAACGGTGACTACTCAAACAAGTCAAAATTCATTCGTGTTGAAACAACAGACGCTGTTGCTAACGGTGGCGTTTCTCCAACATTAGTTCCTTTCGGATTCCGTGCTTTGAAAACACCAATCCCTGTTGACTTTACACAACCAGCTTCGGCTTCTTTTGTATCTGCTCAAACATCGGCTGGTGCTTACAACAAGAGAATATTCTACGGATTCGATTATGATTTCGCAACATCAGATAACTTCAATTATCTACGTCCACTCCCTGTTTCTGGAAAACAAACAACAGGTTCAAATGCAGATTTCTACTTAGGAAATTACACACAAAACGTTGGTGCTAATTACCCATCTTCAACAAACCCATATACTGGTTCAGTTGATTTGACATCAAATACTGCACTTGATACACGTAAGTTCATGGTTCCATTCCAGGGTGGATTCGACGGACACAAACCACATCTTCAGAAGAAGACAGGTACACACCTTGTTGCTGGAAATACACAAGGATTTGATATTTCCACAACATCTGCTGCTGGTTATACATCATATAAGAAGGCACTCGATGCTGTATCTAACGCTGATGAATTTGACATCAATATGATTGTAACACCAGGCGTTGTTCACTCACTCCACTCTGCTATCACAACGTATGCTAAAGACGTTTGCGAAGACCGTGGCGATGCTTTTTATGTGATGGACTCTGTTGGGTTGGATGATAATATTGCAACGGCAGTATCAACCACAGAAGGGTTTGATTCAAACTATGCTGCTACATACTATCCGTGGGTTAAGATTCTTGACTTCGATAGAAACAAGCCAGTTTGGGTTCCACCTTCAGTTGTACTTCCTGGTGTTATCGCTTTCAATGACCGTGTTGCTGCTGAATGGTTCGCTCCTGCTGGTTTGAATCGTGGTGGTCTCACAGAAGTTGTTGAAGTTAAGACACGTCTAACACACGCTGAACGTGATGAATTGTATGAGGCAAGAGTTAATCCAATCGCGGTATTCCCATCAACGGGAGTATGTGTATGGGGTCAGAAGACACTTCAAGGTCGTCCATCTGCTCTTGACCGTATTAATGTTCGTCGTCTCTTGATTGCAGCTAAGAAGTTCATCGCTTCTGCTACACGTTACCTTGTGTTCGAACAGAATACATCACAAACAAGAACACGTTTCTTGAACATTGTAACTCCTTACTTGGAGTCAATTCAACAACGTCAAGGTTTGTATGCTTTCCGTGTTATCATGGATGAATCAAACAATACACCTGATATTATCGACCGTAACATTCTTTATGGTCAATTATACCTACAACCTGCTAGAACTGCTGAATTCATTATTCTTGACTTCAACATTCAATCAACAGGTGCGGCATTTCCAGGTGCTTAAATGAAATAATAGGGAGAGTTGAAATATACTCTCCCATTTTTTAAAAAGGAATAGAAATGAAACTATCATCAAGAAAACAATTACTCAAAGAAGCGGAATCTGTTTTATCTAATATTCGTGAAGCTAACACTAACGTGAATAGTATGATAGCTGATATAGATTCTCATGCGAAACAGATAAATAATCTATTAAGTGGTATAATGACACCATTTGATAAACTAGTAGATATAAGCAGGCAGTTAGACAAGATGGAACAGTCAATAAAAAAATGGCCAGATTACAATAGATCGAAAATTAGATCGGTGAAACTTGGTTTAGTTGGTATGTCACATCGTGATGAGGGCGTTTGGGGACTAATGAATAAATCGACGGAATTATCGGGAAAAACGAGATGGAAAATTGCATTTAATGGAACTAACCCGTCAGGAGTCAAGCCTGTCCTATATCTATACACAAATATAGAAAAACTACCGATTGCTAATTTGACTGGACGTAAAATTGCTGAATACTTGAATGGTGTTAACTAAATTATTGGACTACGATTTTCTATCAATGTCTATATTTATATCAAAGAAAGATTTTTAAACTTGGAGAAATAAATGGCTGAATTACTGGATCCTACCGAAGTATTTTTTACCCCGTATGAACCTAAACTTGCGAATAGGTTTATTATGTACATCGAAGGTGTCCCTGCGTATCTCATTAAAGGTGCTGGTAGACCTAATATTAACTTCAACCCAATTACACTTGACCATATCAATGTTAAGCGTAAGGTTAAGGGTAAAGGAGAATGGCAGGATGTCACTATTAAGCTATATGACCCAATCGTTCCATCCGCTGCACAGGCAGTTATGGAGTGGGTTCGTTTATCACACGAATCTGTAACAGGTCGTGATGGATATTCCGACTTCTATAAGAAGGATATTACATTCAACGTTCTTGGTCCAGTCGGTGATAAGGTTGAAGAATGGACATTGAAAGGTGCGTTTATCACAGCAACAACATTTGGTGATATGGATTGGTCAACAGATAACTTTGTTGAAATTTCCCTCACCTTGGCTTATGACTATGCCATACTTCAGTTCTGATTTTTTCAAATTGGATTGAAAAATATCAATATCATTTTGAAGTTTTAGAAAAATTCCCTATATTTATTAGTAGAGATACTAAACAATATAGGGATTTTTCATTATGCAAACATTCAAATGCCATATATGTCAATCGGAATATGATTCATACTTGGGACTATCACGTCATTGCCGTGTCACACATCAAATTGATAAAGACAAACTACGTGTTATTGTTTACAACAATGGCAAAGACCCACTCTGTAAATGTGGTTGTGGAGAACAGGTATCGTGGAACTATACTCAAGAGAAATTCAATGACTTCAAACACGGCCATTATGTGAGAACTACTGGTGGATTTTATTCACCCGATGGTGCAAAGAAATCTGGCGAGACTCGTAAACAAAAATTTCATAGTGGTGAACTTACACAGTGGAACAAGGGTATTTCATTCGAAGATTCTTATGGTAAAGATAGGGCATCACAAATGAAACTCGATATATCAGAAAACAAAGAACGGTCTGTAAAAATATCAAATGGTTTGCGTGGTAAAAAAAAGTCGATGGAACACGTAAGAAAAATAACAGAGGACAGGCGTAAGTATTGGGCAAACGATGAAAACCGGATTGCACAAAGAGACCGTAGGTTAGTTCAGTTTGCAGAAAATCGTGTTGGGAAAGTTGTCAATAATAAACTTGAGCAGACATTCCGTGGTATTTTAGACGCACATGATATTGAATATATTCAATCATTCAATAGTGGTCGTTTTGTCTATGATTTTTACATACCGAGTGAAAATATTCTTATAGAAGTGGATGGAGATTTCTACCATTCAAATCCACTTAAATACCCCAATGGGCCAGTGTATGACATCCAAATACATAACGCAAAAAATGACAAAATCAAAAACGAATGGGCAAAAGCCAACGGTTACACCCTCCTCCGATTTTGGGAATCAGACATTCAAGATAACCGTCTCCAAGTAGTAAAAACTTTGATAGAAAATTTACTCTAACCCATATTTATTTATACGAACAATATGTTTTATTTAGTTATAGGATTTAGTTATGCCACAATTACCAACAGGTTATGAAGCACCGAAAAATGCAATGGAAATGAGTGACGAAGAACTCAAAGCACAATTAATGGCGGATTACAAACAAACTTCCGTCAAAAAATCAAACTTCCCAACAGAAATAATTCCACTACCATCTAAGGGTCTTTTATACCCAGAAGGACATCCACTCGCAGAAGGAGTCATAGAAATGAAGTATATGACTGCAAGAGAAGAGGATATTCTTACATCACAAAACCTTATTAAACAAGGTGTGGTATTGGATAAACTATTTGAATCACTTATTGTTACACCTATTAACTACAATGATTTATTTGTTGGTGATAAGAATGCAATCATGGTTGCAGCAAGAATTTTAGGATATGGAAAAGATTATACTGTGGAAATTGACGACCCGTTTTCGCCAGGGACTAAGCAAAAAGTTACAATAGATTTAACTCAAATAGAACATAAGGAGGTGGACTATTCCCTGTTTGAGAACCGAAAGAATGAGTTTGATTATGAATTGCCACAATCGAAACGGGTCGTTACTTTCCGATTAATAACACATAAGATAGAGAAAGATATTCAGACCGAAATAAAAGGGATGAATAAAAATCGTGTAAAAACTGGAATAGATAATGAATTAACCACGAGACTTAAAAATATTATAATTGCAGTTGATGGTGAAAGTGGTAGAGCAACCATTAATAATTTTGTAGATAATGAATTATTTGCCATGGATTCTCGTGCTCTTCGTTCATATATCAAGCAAATGTCACCTGATCTTGATATGACATTCACATTTGAATCTGAAGTAACAGGTGAAGTAAAGGAGATGGACATCCCTATGGGAGTTTCCTTTTTTTGGCCTAACTCCTGATTATAAGTTATCATTACATGAAGAGATATTTTCTCTTTGTTATCATGGACAAGGTGGATTTACGTGGGAAGAGGTTTATAGTCTTCCAATTTATTTGAGAAGATTTTATATTCAAAACATTATCAAGTTTGTAGAAGAGAGAAATAAAAATCAACAAGCAAGTCAATCAAGTAAATCTTCACAAGCAAAACCACCGTCTTTTAAACGTAAATAGTTTATAGTTCACATATTTATAGGTATGTGAACTATTTTTTTTATGGAGTAATTCGAATGAATGAAGAAAGCAATGATGCGAAAAAACTCGGTGATATAGTCATAGACTACATCACAAAAAACAAACTATCAAAGTTGGAAAAGGCTTTTAAAGATAATCCAACATTGATGCAAGATATTCGAGAATTTTCACAAATACACAATCGGTGGATGGCTACACATGATAGATTAATGGATAATCTAAATAAAATGTGCAGTAAACAAAAATGTAAAACAGACATATAATAATAGTTTGATTAAATGGCTGATAATAAACAAAATAAAGAATTACAAGAACAAATAAATAATCTTCGAGAACAAGAAATTTCTTTAACACAGGAATTGGTTTCGTTGAGAAATACACTCGCATCTATTTCAGAAAAAGACGTTAAAAATTTACAAAAGATAAAATCTTTACAAGAAAAGATTATTGAATTAGAGAATAAATCCCAAAAAGTATCAAATCAAATAATAGATGTACAAGGTCGCATTCTTTCAACACAACAAGAAATTGTTGAATCACGAGAAGACGAACGTGAAATACTAGATGACCTTGTATCTGATGATAAGGTTCGAGAGGCTCTTGCAGGAAAACAGCTAAAAATTTATAATCAGATTGATGACACCTATGATAGTACAGTTGATTTATCAAAAAAATTATTAAGTAATCAAAAATTAAGCGAAGATTCACAAAATAGAATTAGAGCAATATCTCAATCAACATCATTAGAACAAAGTGCCTTTAATGCTTTATTGGTTGATTCAACTAAAAATCGTGAAAAGATTTTAGAAGTTATCAAGAGTTCTGCCGGAGCAGGCTCAGATATTTTAAATTTAGAAAAAAAAATAGCAGATGCACAAGTATCTGCCGCGAAGGGTAAAGTTCAAATAATTGATTTAACTGACGAACAAGCTAGATTGGAAGAAATAAATAATCAGTTAAAACAAAAGTCTAATATATTATCAGATGAAGCAAAAGCTGTTCTAGAAGAAAAGGCGAAACTACTTGAAGACTCAATAAATCTTGCAGAAAAACAAAATAAAATATCAAAAGAGGCTGTGACTACTTATGAAACAATGGGTAATGCCATGTCTGGTGTATTTGATGGCGTAGAGTCTGCAATATCAAAAGTTCCTGGTGGAGAAGCACTAATGAAACTTTTTGGTTTTGATGAAATGAAAGAGAAAATTGAAAACGGTATGGGTGGTGCCTTGCAAAATGTTATGAATTCATTTAAATCTGGTGGGTTGGTTGAAGGTATGAAATCATTACCTGGTGCTGCAATGCAATTTGGTAAAGCTTTACTTGCCGGACCACAAGTTGCCATATTCGGTGTAATAGCCGCGGTTGGTATGTTAATAGATTTATTTATGGATTTAGATTCAGGTGTATCTGAAGTACAAAAAGAACTTGGTGGAACAAAGAAAGAAGCCCTTGCTGCCCATGAGGCGGCACATGATATGGCTAAAGAGATGAATCTTGTTGGTGTAAATTCAAAAGAAGTTGTTAAGGGTATGGCAACCGTCTCAGAAATAATGGGTGGTATTGACGTAAAGAATATGATGCAAGCTCCCGGTATGAAAGAGATGGTAAAAGATGCAACACTTCTTTCAGAAAAGTTTGGAATGTCAAAGGAAGAGATTGAAAATGTGCATACGTTATCAACTCTAAGTGGTAAATCAATGGGTGCACTTGCTGGTGAGGCAATCCAAGTTGCCGGTGGCGTAATGAAAACAAAGGATGCTGTTAAACTTCTCGGTGGTATATCGAAGGATGTTGCTGTTGCATTCAAAGGTGGTACAAAAGAACTTATTGCTGCGGCCGCCAAAGCAAAATTACTCGGTACTGATTTAAAGAAAGTTAAAGATATTGGTATGGGTATGTTAGATATTGAATCGTCTCTTGAAAAGGAGATGGAAGCCCGTGCTATACTCGGTAGAGACATTAATCTTGATAAGGCAAGAGAAGCCGCATTAAATGGTGATGTTGCAACACTCCAAGATGAATTATTAACACAGGCCGGTTCTTTAAAAGAATTTCAAGAAGGTGGTCCTTTAAAACAAAAAGCACTTGCTGATGCAATGGGTATGACTGTTGAAGAAATGACTACCATGTTGACTAAAGCCGAAGAAATGAATAAACTTGGTTTGGATAAACAACTCCAAGAAAAATTAGCAAATGCTACCGCAGAAGAAAGAGCAGCAATATACAAAAACCAAGCAGCAACATTACAAGGTGAAGCCAGAGATTTGGCACTTCGTAAAGCTGCTGAAGAAGAATCTGCTTCAACTGCTGAAAAGTTCGGTGACATAATGACGAAGATAAAAGAAACCGCAATGAAACTTGTTGCACCTATTCTTGACGTAGTTCATGGATTGATGGATGGTATTGCACAAGGTGGTGGTCTTATGGATATTTTTGACGGTGTATTTTCAATATTAAAACCAATAATGGATGTCATTATGGGTATTGGTAAAGTATTATTACAAAATGTATTATTCCCATTCAAATTAGTGTGGGCTATTATACAACCTATATTTGATGCCGTAAAAGATATATTCTCAATATTTAGTAGTGGTACGGATAGTGTAGGGGGCATGGCCGGTATTTTAGAAAAGGTCTCAGGTATTTTTAAGACTATTCAGGACGTTATTTTAGGTATATCCGGTGTTCTTATTTCTTACATAATAACTCCGACTAAAATGTGGTTAATGGCTATCATTACTCCCCTATGGGATGCGTTCAAGGGAGTATATGGTACATTCGTCGAGATTTATGACACTATATCAAAAGCATTTGAACCCCTGTTTAAGGCAAAAGATGGTGCAGAGCAGACTTCTAGTATAGTTGACACGATTAAGAAGGCATTTGAATACATAGGTCCTGTAATATCATTTATCGGTGGTATTATTGCAAAAGTTTTGATAAAACCGTTAGAGACACTTGCCGGAATTATTTCAGCTGTTGTGAAGATTTTCACCGGAGATTTTGAAGGGGG